CACTAGTTGCAGTTACAACAGCAGTATCAGTAGTTGCCGTTGTAGTAGCAACAGCCTTGGAAGCAGCGATAACTGTTAATCCAACTGCAGTGGTAATACTTGCTTGTGCAGTATTAGCAGTAGTGCTAGTTGTGTCAGTCGCATTAGTAATAGCACTATTAGCATAATTTAACGCATCATCAGCTGCAGTATCAGTATTACTAGTATCAGTAACAGCAGTTGCTGCAGTTGTGGATGCTGTAGTATTAGCTGTAGTAACAGCAAGTGTAGCCTCGTAATTAATAATATTAACATATGTTTTAGCAGTACTTGTGTTATCAACACAAGTAGTTGCAGTATCAACATCGGTAATAACAAGTGCTGAAGTTGCTGCAAGATTAGTCTTAATCGCAGCATTTTCAGCAGCAATAACAACTGTTGCAACCGCTGTAATATCTTTTGCAATATTATCGACAAGATTATTCACATAAGCTGTATTAAAAACAACAATTTCGACAGCACTAGTTACTGCTGCGTTAGCGTCACTAACTACATCATTAGCTGCAGTAACCATATTCTGTGCAGCACTGTGTGCATTTTCAGCATCAGTAACAACATCATTAACATCAATAATAGTATTTTTTATATTATTAACAACTGTTTCAGCAGTATTTGCTGTAGTTTCAGCAATTGTTTTTGCACTTGCAGAAGCATTAGCAACATCACTAGCAGTATTTTGTGCAGTAGCTGTATCAGTTACAGTATTTCCAGCAGTTTCTGCAACAGTTTCCGCAGTTTCTGCAACATTTTTAGCTGTATTAACTGTTATAATAGTATTATATTCAATATTATAAGCATCAATAGCAGCAGTATTTGCAGTATTAGCAGCAGTAAAAGCAGTCTCAGCAACCGTCACCGCAGTCTCTGCATCGGTTGTAGCAATATTTGCAGCAGCAACTGCATTAGCAGTACCTGCAGTAGTAGCAACATTTTCTGCATTAATTACAACATTTCTTGCAACATCGACATCAATAATAGCATCATCAACAATACTATTTGCATTTTCATAAACACTAGTTGCTGCAACAACAGCTAAATTTGCAATCCGAACAAACTCTAATGTATTAGTAGTTGGAGCATTATTATTAGCATCAACAGCGGCATCATAAGTTGTATTAATAGCTGACATGGCATCAAAAGCAGTACTTTTAACAGTGTTAGTAGTTGTATATATATTATCAAACACTGTCTTTGCATTAATTGCAGTTGTATATGCAGTATTGGTTTTAGCAGCAGTAATTAAAGCCATACTAGCAACAATTTTAGCAACAACAACAAGTTCTTTAGCATCAACAACTGCATAATTAGTAGCAGTAATAAGATTAGGAGAACTATCCATTGCTGTTGTTGCTGCATCAACAACAAGAAGAACCGCAATTGTATTTTTTGCATCATACACATCATTATTATAAACAGTAGTAGCATCATCAACGGCTATATCAGCAATTCTTGCTAGTTCAATCAATTCTTCGCTAGTTTTATTTGCAGTAATAACCCATGCAGCAGCCATTTCTGTTATCATATTAATAGGATTGTCATATAGGTTAAGGACCTCGTATGGGTTAACAACAATAAAATCTGTTAAATTATTATTTATTACGTTAGTACTAATTTTATTATTAACAACTTGATATATATTATTGTCATCGAATTTATAATAATTAATTACAGGAATATCATTATTAATATTATATTGATTATCGAATGTAATTTCATTATTATTATTAATATTTAAAATACCAACATAATTAAAAATATTAGGTAAATAGGTTGTTCTATTTAATGTTTCTTGTGATGTTTCAAAAGGATTCTCTTGTAGTATTGATGGGAAAAAATCTATATTATTAGAATTAATAATAATTTCTTTTACATTATTATTTTTATATAAATAATTATCATGTGTGGTATCAGTAGAAATATCCATTGTAAATTTATCGACATATTTGTTATCAATATATAAATCATTTGGAATCTCTAAAATTGGAAATAAAAATAAAGTATTAAATGTGTTATTAATTTTTGTATAAAATATATCATTTAAATTTTGATAAAATTCTCCTGTTGAAAAATATCGTTCAATATAAATATTAGGATTCATTAAATTTAAATAATCAATATTATCATTAATATATTCTATTTGATTTGTATAAAATGAACTAATATTTATTAAATAATCATATAAATTAGAACTTATTTTATTGTATGAACTAAATTTTGTAAATACTGGGCTTAATATCTTTATATTCTCTAAATAATCTGTAGATGGTCTTGAAAATTTTACTAAATCTGATGTTGTTGAATCAAATGTTATAGAATCTTTAATATATCTAATTGCGTCATGACTATAATTAAAATAATCAGAATTATTAAAAGTTATAATTGGTAGGTCTATTGTTTTATTATTAAAAATATTATTAAATTTATTTAATTCATCAATCCATGATATTAATTGTTTTGACATGTTGCCATATATATAATCATTTGAACTATTTAAATATGGTATACATGTATTAATAAATGTATTATTAACTAAATCAATTGTATCTACAATTGTTTTATAATCAATATTTAAACTTAAAATTGAATCAATTTCATTAATCATAATATCAATCATTGTTGATGCATAATATTTATTATTTAAAAAATTAGGAAATAAATTAAATTCATCAAATGACGGATTAAAATATAATTCTGTTATTTGTTCATTATCTATTATATTTTTTGTATTATTTTCAATATTATAATATATATCATCTGATCTTTTATAAAAAAATTCTTGGCTTGATATTGGTAATAAATAATTAACTACTTTATCATTTAATGTAATAATAGATGTACTATTGATTTTAAACGGTATATTATAAAAATATAAATTTGGTGTGGTAAAACTATTCATTAAATCAATACTATTATTAAATGTTTCAGTATCTGTATTATTGCTCATCATAATAAAAGGTTTATTGAATAAAAAATCATTAATATCAGACATTCCTTTAGAATTTATGAAATTACAATCTGTAGTATGACTAATAAAAGGATATAAATTAGGTACACATGTCTGTGATTGAATATTTACTTCATTATAAATATTTGATTGAGAAATATTATCTAAAATATTAAATTCAACAGGTTCATTAATAATATCTCCAAGCTCTGAATCTGGAATATTATCTATAAAATTTTCCGTTATATTTGAAATAGTTGTTATATAATAAAGATCTTTACTATTAGCATTAGCACCTAATTCTTTTGATCTAAATATTTTATATGAATTATATGTATCATCATATAATTTTGGAAAATTATAAATTTTTATAGACATTGTACTTGTTATTGTTATTGTGGTTATACTATCTTGTGGATCATTATTTATAAATGTTTCTAAATCAGTAATACTATTATATAATGATATACAATAATAATATGATCCTGATGTGATTAATGAATCCGTATTAAAAGTACCGTCAAGTTCAAATAATAGATCAACTGAATTAAATGGATATAATTTTTTTGAATATATTAATTTATGAATGTCCATTAAATTTGATGAATTAACTAAATAATTAAATATTTTAGCATCCCCAGCATTAATAATTTGTTCTTTTAATAAAGCATTATTTGTAGTATATATACCTGATGATGTTAAAGTTTCTGAATCGTTGATAGTCACTGAATTATTAAATGTTTCAATATATATTTCATATATATTATCATAATTTAATGGAAATGTATATATTTCTCCATCCAATGTTTCAACTTGATATTCGCTATTAATTTTAATTGGTATTTTTGTATTATCAATATTATTTATTGGTAATAATTTATATTTAATATTATTATTAATATTATAATCAATTCCTAATTGTTCGTCATTAATATTATCATGAAGTTCTATGGTTTCGTTATTGAGTAAATCAAAAAGTAAATAAAATTTATTTTCATTTGCTTTGGTTCTATAAATTCTTCTTCCGATTACTTGTGTATTTTCAGAAATAGGTAATTTAAATATGTTTACAGAAAAATCAGCTGAATAAGATATAGTTTTTTGAGAACTTATTTCAGATTCATAATATTTAGTATAATACGATATTCCATATATATATGTGCCATAATTTATAAATGTATGAGTGGTATGGACCATAAATTCTACTAATGATATATCTGGTTTCACTAACATATTATTTTGATAATTTATTGTTAATAATGTAATATTTTTATTATTAATTAAAGATGATGGTATCTCACTTATATAATTATTATTTATAAATTTATTTTTAATTTTGTTATTCGAGTGTTTTGTTAATAAATAATATTTATTTGATGTTAAACTTGCATACTCCAAGTCTGGTTGATAAAAATATAAAGCTGGAATATAATTAATAAATGTAACAGTTAATATAATTACTGAATTATAAGGACATGATAAAATACCAGAAAAAACTAAATAAATACTATTAAATTTAAATTCATTAAACGAATTTTTTTGATAAATATTTGTTGGTATTGTTGTTGTTCCATTAATTGTTAATACGATTGATGTATTTGAATTATAAATATTATCATATTTTATATAAAGTAATTTATTAATATCATCATAAATTACTTTTTTAAAATTAACTTTCCCATAATAATCAAGTTCATCAACTGTACTATAATATATAAAAGTATATGTGTTTGTTATTGATAATTTATTAACATTTTTTTCTGGTATCAAATCAGTAAAATCTGTTCCTAATGTATTAATTTCTACCTTAAAAACATTTTCTTTAAAATCTAAAAAATCATTATTACCAATACTAACACTACCAAACCAACTATTTTTAAAAAACATTTCATTATAAGAACTTTTAAATTCTGACGACGAAAACATATTTCCAGGAATAATATTATGATAAAAGGTCAATTTACGATCAATGTCATTTATTTTTGATGTATTATTAAAAACATCCAAATAATTAGAATATAATCGATTTACTACAACATTTCTCCATAACACAATAAATGATTTTAATGCATTATTTGTGTTGACTAAATCAAATACATTATCAAGTACTTGGTTCGCAATTACATTATAAATATTTATAATATCTACTGGTGTTAAATTATCATTTTCGTTTTCAGATAATGTTGTTGATATTTTATTTAATATACTATATTTATTTGTTTGTAAATTTAATAAATTATAATAATTATCTTGATTATATAATGAATCATAATCATCATCATCAGAAACTATATAATTTGTTGATAAAAAACCCTTATTAAAATTTATTTGATAATTTGGTATTAAATTAAATCTATCTTCAATTGTTTTTAATTTAATATATAAATTTGTTGGATTTTCTATTTTTAATTCATTAAAAATATTATTTATAATTTGTTCATTATTAAAAAAATTTGTTTCAAATTCTTTAAAAATAATATTCTTTACACTATTTGTTCCAAATATTTTTAATACTAAAATATTAAAATTTTCAGTCCACTCATCAATAGTATTGTTATTAGTTGTACTAATATTAACTTTATTATAATGAGATGTATTATATTTTTTCCAAAATGTATATATAATTGTATTATTTGAATATAAAATAGATAATATTAATAATAAACATTTTGAATTATTATTTAAAATATCATCTCTATAATCTGTAAAAGTTAAAAAGTTATCATCACAATATTTATAAACAATATCAATATCGAAAAAATCAGGATTTAATTGAGCATTTTCAATAGAATCAACATATTCAAAATAACGTTCAGTTTCTGTTTTCATAACATATATATTGTTGTTTAAAAGTGCTGACCCATTTTCAAATATTTTGAACTCTATATTAAAATATGTATAATTTAAATTAGTATGATTATTTTTCCAATATAAATTATAAATTCTTTGTTTAATTGATGAATATATAAAATTAAATTTACCCTGTAGTGTAAGTAGTGTATTGTTATATGACAATGCTGTATTTGTTGTAATTGTTTTTAACCAATATTGTTCCCAATAACTAGAATTAAGATATAATAAATTAATTAATGATGAAATAGGGTTATCTAATATTTGACAATAATTAATATTTTTATCATAATTTACAGTTTTAACATAATCTGGCAATACATAATCAGATATTAATGATGAATCAATCATTTCAATATTGATATCGAAATCTAATAATTTAAATAATTTTTTTGGAATTAAATACCATTGTTCATTTATATTATCATTTTCAATATAAATCATGATACTATCCATATTTTTATAGGTTACAGATAATTCATTTATATTATATGGTTCAAGTAAAGTATTTATTTTTGATTCTTTTCTTATTATTTCAAAATATGGTATTTCTATTTTTAAGTATAAATCTGATAATAAATCACCCGATTTCTCAATAATTTTAGACGATTCTTTATTAAATTCATGTCGTCCAATGAATTTTTCATTTTGACATATCGAAAATGGTGTATGTCGTTTATATACATTTTTAAAAAAGGTAATTTCTGGATTACCCATTAGTGGGGAGTCCTGGATACCTGTAGTTATTAATTGAATTAATCCTCCTGGCATTATTAAAGGTTATAAATAATAAATAAATAATCTTTAAAACAAAAATAATCTAATTAATAATATATGTCAAATTATTATATAAATGCGATATTATTAATAGGATGTCCTTACTCAGACAGGGCTCAAGTATTACTTGGTGATAATCATTTTAAAAAAGAAATAACACGTATTTCTTTTCAAGATAAAGATAAATTTAAAATGGAAAATTATAATACATATCCACAAATTTTTTTAAAAAAAGAAAATAAAATGGAATCATTATTTATTGGTGGTTGTGACGAATTAGAAAGCTGTATAGAAATTATTAAAAATCCTAATAATAGAGATATTAATGGTGATATTAAAATAATTTTAAATAAATATAATATAAAATGGTCAAAAAAAGCAAGATTACGATTAATTCAATTAATCGCATGTAATCCGATTAATCGCATCTAATTTAAAACGACACTACCATTTTTATATTGTCCAACTGGTTGATTGTTAGTATTATATACAATACTATCTTTAATTGGCGTATAATAATACGATTGGTTATCTATCACAATTTTGTCTAATAGATCATCATCAATTGTGATAATATTTTTATGAACAGAAATAGGTTCAAGTGATGATAATTCTTTTGGTTTCAAGTATTTATTTTTAATTTCATCAATATTTAATTCTTCGCCATTACAAATTTCAATTAATAGTTTAATTTTTTCATCTATAATAGTTTGATTATATTCTTGTTTAATTTCTTTAATACTATCTTGTAGTTCTGAATATAATTTATTGAATGAATCAATAAATTTATTATTAAAAGTTTTTAATTCTTGTAGTTTCTTCATTTATTTGTTATAAGTTATTGACATAATATACATTATTTTCAATTTTTTATTAAAAATCTGGTAATTCTATTGATATTTCTAAATTATCTAAAATATCTTTCATATTTTTTGAACCAAGATTTGGTGGTACATTATTCAATTCACCCCCCTTGACACAATCATCAATTTCTACATTAATAATATTAGTTGTTTTATTAAATAATAATGATAAATTTAAAATTAATGCAACCATAGTACATACTAATAAAGGAAGTTTAATTTTATCAAATATACCAATTCTTGTTCTTTTATGTTTCATATCATCGTTATATTGAAACCATAAAATAACTAAAAAAGTTATAACTATTATAATTATTTGTTTAATAATTAATTCCATTAAAATAATAAAGAAAATAATTAAATTATATTAATTTTATCTAGTTTAAAACATAATGATAAATATTAGTCAAGTTAAAAATCAATCAATTTACAAAATTATTAAATATATTTTAATGGGAATGTTTATTTTTATAACTATAAAATATATTCCTGAAAAAGTATTAAAAACAAATGAAATCTGTTTAATCACATTATTATTAATAATAATTTTTATTATTATTGATATAATATCTCCGTCATTAGTTATTAATATATCAAAACCACATGAACATACAATAAAAAATCAATTATCTTAAATTATTACTAAATATTTCTTGATATTTCATCTTTGGATCTAATTCATTTAAACTTGTTCCATAATCATTTAAATCGGTGTCATTTAAATTGTCTTTTAAAATTGTTTTAATTTTATTATCCAAAGAACTTGTTTTATTATCTAAAGAACCTGTTATATAATCCAATGAAACTGTTTTATTACGTAAAGGACTAATATGTTCAAATATGTCATCATTTAATTTATTGTCAGATGAATAAATAATCTGTTCAAAAACATCATTATTATGAGATACTATTTTACCTGTTACTAAATGATCCATTTGTTCAAATATACTACTTTTATTTGATAATACTCCAGTTATATCAGATGTATCAGATGTATCAGATTTAATAATATTTAATATTTTTGAGCCAATAGTTCTACTATCATTATTATTTGAATTATATTCTAATTCATTATTAAAAACATCATCTGATTTTTTTACTGATACGATATTATCTGCGTGATCATTTTCTTCATATTGTTTATATATATTTACATCAATATCTTCATCCAAATAAAATTTTAATATATGTTTCATTGGTAATAACTTTCGAATTGCTTCTTTAATACATTCTTTTATTATATTCATACAATCTCTCTGATTTCGTTTTATTTCAATTGGTGGATAATTATGATATAATAAATATGGATTATTCCATATTTCACGAGCACATTCAATATAAACTTTATGAATAACATCAGTAATCAATATATTTTTATAAAATGAAGAATCTGGTTTCTCTTGAATTTTTTTAGTTGGATTATACATCAAAATAATTAAATTTGACTTTAATGTTGCTTTAATTAAATCATCTAACCACCCATAACTATGTGAAGAATTTATAATTCTACTTGTTTCTATTTCTATTAAATTTTTATTCCATTTTGGAATTCGTTTGAGATATGTTTGAAAAATTTTTAAAATATCAGTTCCATCAGATGTTTTGTGAGCCTCTTTATAAATTGATTGAATACCTTCAAATATTAAAGGAGTTAATAAAGTAGATAAATGTGAAAAATAATCATTTTTGGTTTCTACTAAAAGATTTAACATTATATATTATTATTGAGATTATTATTAAATTAAAATTTTTTTTATTTTAATTTGAAAATAAATGATTTAAACTGTTTGTCCACGATTACTTAAATAATTTATTTGTTCTTTAGATATACAAACACACCCACTCTTACCACCAAAATTACACGAAAAATTTGTTGGTGTAAATTCACTTAATTCGGCTTGTGGAATTGATTTATCTAACATTTCGTTTGGTACAGGCCATTGTTTTGTTGAACAACAACTTTTACAACATCTTTCTTGATCTATTTTAACAATATTATTATTTTTTTGTGTGTTAGATTTAAAATCAATTGGTGCTGTTGGTTCAACAATGCCATAAAGGTCAATTTGTTCGTTTGCCATTACTTGGACTTTTGGTATTAATTCTTGGGCTTTTGATACAACATTGTCGTTATTAGCAAAACCTTCAGTACCATTTATTAAAATATCAACTTCATTTTGTGCATCTACAACTTTATTTTTTGCGGCTGCAAGCGGGGCTGCAAGTGCTTGCTTTCTAACTATTGATCCAAATACATTATTAAAAAATATTATATCTTCTAATTCTTCAGTTGCAATTATTAATTCTTCATTTGCTACATCATATTTTGTTAGCGCAGGTCCTCCTAGCGCTGTTACATTTGTTTGTGCATCATTCTTTTCTGTTCTTGCTTTATTATTTTTTAGTTTTGCTTCATCATATGAATTTGATGCATCATCTCTTGTTTTTGTTGCAATTGTTATGTTATTTTCATTTTTTATTTTTGCTTCATCATATGAATTTGATGCATCATCTCTTGTTTTTGTTGCAATTGTTATGTTATTTTCATTTTTTATTTTTGCTTCATC